AGAGCAAAGAGCAGAAGACGCTGTAAGGGATAAACTCACTGATATAGCTCAGACTGCTGTTACTGCCTCTCCTGTAGACACAGGTGCTTATGTAACCTCATTTTCCTACACTGTAGGTGCTGGTCGCCCAAGAGGTAAATCTTCAGCTAACAGACCAACAGGTCAAAATGCTCAAGCTATGCGACAAGAAGGTTTCAGTAATCTTTTACAGGACATCAATAAGATGCCAAACCTTCTTAACACGACAGCTATCACATTAAGAAATGGCTCACCTCACGCTACTGCTGTAGAATACAAACATGGGTATCATGTATTTGCTAAAGTAAGGAATATTCATGGTTAAGGTTTGTACAAAATGTGGTGAAACAAAACCTTTACAGAGCTTCCATAAAAACAGCCAACAAAAATCTGGGTTGAGTCCTAGTTGTAAAAGTTGTAAGTTGTCTGTAAACAATGCTTGGATTGAAAACAACAGACAGCGTAAAAGAGATTATGACCGTGAATATATAAAGGGATGGTCTAACCTTAACAAAAATAAAAGGGCATCTTCTGAAGCTAAACGAAGAGCTACAAAACTTAATGCTACGCCAAACTGGTTGACTAAAAAACAACTGTTGGAAATATCCAATTTATATTGGTTAGCAAAAGACTTAAGAGCAGTTACTGGTAATGATTATCATGTAGACCATATTATACCATTAAGAGGTAAGAATGTATGTGGTCTTCATGTACCTTGGAACTTACAAGTTTTACCAGCAGATATAAATATCAGGAAAGGTAACCGTCTTGCCTAGTATACATAACGATATTCGTGCTGCTTTAGAAACAAAACTGTCAAATGTTTCTGGTTTGCCTAGCATAGCATATGAGAATGTTACATTTGATCCGACAACAGGTACAAGTTATGTCAAGTGCCAGTACGTCCCGACACTCCGTAGACCTGCTGTAAGAGGCTTAAATCCACAACAGAGATACCAAGGTGTATTTACTGTTCTTGTTTATGTCCCAGAGGGTAACGGCCCCGCTACTGCTGATGACTTAGCTAATAAAGTTATAGAAGACTTTGAAGCTACCACAGACATTAGCTTTACTAACTCGTCCGATGAGACAATCATAGTGTCCATAGATTATGCTGAGAGACAGCAAGGCTTCGTGGACAGTCCTTGGTACTACGTTCCGATTGATATCGGCTGGTACATATATAATTAATTAGGAGAATAAAATGGCCTTTGCACAGGGTTCTCGTTCCAGCCTGTCATACATTGTCGAATCAACATTCGGCACGACACCTGCTGGTAACTTCACAAACTTACCGTTTAACACACACTCACTTAACCTAACTCGTGACCGTGTTGCAGGTAATGAAATTCAAGCTGACCGTATGACACGAGTTGACCGTCATGGTAACACTCAAGTTGGTGGTGATATCGTTGTTGACCTACGTGATGGTGACTTTGACACCTTCCTAGAATCAGCTATGCTATCTACATGGGACACAAGCCCAGCATCAGCACCAGATGAACTAAAAGTTGGTACAACACCAAAGTTCTTCTCTATCGAAGACTATGCAGCAGACATCGACCAAGCTCGTTTGTTTACAGGTTGTACAGTATCTTCAATGGCTGTTTCAATGGCACCAAACCAGATGGTTACAACAACCTTTGGTATTGTTGGTTCTGATATGTCAATCTCAGCTACACAAAAGACACAAGATGCATCTTCATCAGCACAACCTTTTGATGCTTACTCAGGTGACTTGGCTATTGGTAACGTAGGTGCTTCATCATCTGCTGCAATCATCACTGCGATTGACTTTACACTAGACAATAGCTTCTCACCAACATTCGTTATTGGTAGCTCTTCTGCTCCATCTCTAGAATATGGTATGGCACAAGTTGAAGGTACATTCACTGCGTACTTTGAAGATGATGCACTAATCAACCGTTTCTTGAACGAAGTTGAAAGTGAATTGGTCATTACAGTTAATGATCCATCAGCAGCTAACCAGTATGAGTTTATGTTCCCACGTATTAAGGTGAACTCTGCTGATGTTGGTGTAGATGGCCCACTAAGCCGACTAATCACAATGTCTTTCGTTGGTCTATACGACAGCACAGAAGGCACTAACTTTAAGATCAGTCGCCCAGAGACTGCGTAATCCCTAGCTAGGGCGAGGGGTGCTGGTGTCGGGTCTGGCATCCCTCACATTAACTAACCCGATAACCCCGATAAACAAGGAAACTCGACATGGACTTAAAAGACTTAACTCCAAGCAGCGACACTGTAGAAGTTACTATTGTACACCCTGCTAATCTAGATGCACTTACCAATGATGATAAGTCTCCTATGACTATCACTCTACATGCACCACACTCTAAGGCTTACAAGGCTGCTGTACATGAGCAGACCAACAAACGTCTTAAGAAAGCACAAGGTAAGAAGGGACTAGATATTACAGCAGAGGAACTAGAGGACGCTGGTATGGAACTCTTAGCAAAGACAACTAAGGACTGGAATATCACATTTGGTGGTGAACAGCCTAAGTTCTCTACAACAAAAGCTAAGGCCATCTACTCTGAGGTATTTTGGCTACGTGAACAAATCGAAGAGGCTCTAAATAACTCTTTGGATTTTATGAAAGTGTAGTATCAGATTTATGTGAATGGGCTGAACATCAGTTTAGACTTAATAAGCCCACAGAATCAGGTACTACAGAACGTGAACACTTAGAAGAAGTAGAAAGGCAGACTGGACGTAAGATTGAAGCATTGGAACCCCCGACAGAATTTCCAATTGTTATATCTCATGTCTGGTCTGCCTTTATTACATTAAGCAACAGTAGGTCTGCTGGTTTCTCAGGCCCAAACCCGATAACATACGAACAAATAAAGGCGTGGAAAGAATTGACAGAGACACCACTTGCATCTTGGGAAGTAGAAGCAATCAAGCGTCTAGATGTCGTATACTTAGGGGTAGCTAATGGCTGATGATATTAAGGTCGTAATTGGCGTAGATGACACTTCAGTACTGCAAGGTATTGATCGTGTATCTAGGTTAGAGAAAGGCTATAAAAGACTTGATGCCGCCTTTAATAAAGGTAAAATCAATGCTGAACAGTATGCAAAAGGCGTTCAGCAGGTAGATAATGCTATAAAACGGGCAACTACTTCTACTAAAGCCTTTCAGCAAGCTCAAATGGCTGCTACTAAATCTAGTAACCGCATGGGGGTGGTCACTCAGCAAGCAGGTTATCAGGTATCAGACTTCATAGTTCAAATACAATCTGGCACTAATCCCTTTGTAGCATTCTCTCAGCAAGCATCTCAGCTGGCTGGAGTTCTTCCGCTAGTAGCTACGCAACTTGGCCTAACTACTACCGCTGCTATATCTTTATCTGCCGCACTAGGTATCGCAATCCCTATTGTTGGGCTGGCTGGTGCCTCTCTATTGACGTACTTTAATGTAGCTAAAGACTCTCAGTCTGCAACAGAAAAGTTTGAAGAAAGTTTATCAGAACTTAAGTCTACATTAAAGAACCTAGATATAAAAAGCCTACAAAATGATTTTGGTAGATTTGCTTCTGAAGTTCGTGACGTAGAATTATCCATATTGGACTTGAAGGCTTCGCTTTTGAGAGCTGATTTTAGTAGTGCCGCAGAACAACTAGGTTCAGACTTTTCTAATGGTTTCAAGGATAGTGTGATTTCAGGTATACAAGCTATACCTTTTGCAGACCTAATTCTAAAAACTACCTCTCAAAAAGTAGAGGCCATGGGTTTTGAGCCTAATATATTTGGCGCAAACTTTGTAGAGGGTATAACTAAATCTTTGGCCGCTGGCGATGTAGAACTGGCTGCACTACAGTTTGAAAACCTTTTGAATACTGTAAGAGCTACAAAAGAGGGTTTTAACGGTATCAATACCGAAGGTAAGAACTTATTAATAACCCTCGCTAAAATGATTAATAGGGGTTATGACTTAGAAAAGAATACGGAAGAGGTACTTGACAATTTAAATAATTGGGGTCAGCCAATATTTAAGGCAACTAAAGATTTTACAAGCCTCAATGGAATACAGCAAAAGACTTTGGATGCTCAAATAGCTTTATTTGAAAAATCTCAAGAGCTAACAGAAGAGATAGGACAAGCTGGTAAAGAGGCATTAATATTAGCTGGCGTTGATATAAATAAGCCTATAGATGATGCGCAAAAATCAGCCGCTAAACTTGTTACTGAATTAGGTGTCAGTTTAGGTCTTGCTGAGAAGTTAGTATCCATCTCAGCTATGGGGCCGCAAAGAGCTTTATTTGCAGCTAAAGTTCGGGCAGGTGTTCTACCACCACAAGCTGCTGGGGACTTTGATGTTGAAGGTGGGGAAACACCATTTGCTCTACAACAATATTTAGATTACGTAAACGGTAAGAACAAAAGTAAGACTAAAAAAACTAAACGTGATCCACTAGCAGACCTACAAAAGCAGGTTGAACTAGAGCAAGCCCTAATAGGTAAGACACAAGCTCGTCAACGTGTTATTCAAGCCCTTGGCGTAGACTATATGAAGTATGGTGAAGACACCATAAACTCTCTAGAACGTCAAATTACCAAGACTATTATGTTGCAAAATGCTGAAGCTAAACGTCAACAAGAGTTAGAAGAAGCCAGACAGAAACAAAAAGACTTAGCAAATGATATAGCTAATTCTATGGGTGATGCCTTCATGTCTATTGCAGATGGCACTCAATCTGTTAAAGATGCTTTCCAAGACATGGCTAGGTATATTATCGCAAGACTATATGAAATCTTAGTCGTAGAGCAAATGGTTAAGTCTATCTCTGGTGCTATTAGTGGTGGCTTGGCAGGGCCAGTACAAGGGCCACCAGCACCTAGTGCTAATGGTAATATTTTCTCTAACGGTTCTATAGTGCCATTTGCTAATGGTGGGATTATTGGATCACCAATGTTATTCCCAATGGCTGGTGGTCGTACAGGGCTTATGGGTGAAGCTGGGCCAGAGGCTATCATGCCACTTAAACGTGGTAAGAACGGTAAGCTAGGTGTTGCTAGTGAAGGTGGTGGTAACGTAACAGTCAATCAGACTTTTGCATTCCAAGCTAATGGTGATGAAAGTGTTAAGAAGATTATCGCACAAGCTGCCCCTCAAATTGCTCAGATGACACAACAACAGATTATGGACTCACGCCGTAGAGGTGGTCAAATGAAGGCGGTATTTAGATAATGTCACTTACGTATCCACTTAGTCAACCCACTACTATCGGTATTGAGCAGATTGAGCTTAGGGCAGTTAATGCTGTAGCTACTTCTCAGTCTCCATTTACTTATAAGCAACAGATTATTTCGCACGGTGGTCAACGGTGGGAAGCATCTGTTACAATCCCGTCAGTTCGTAGAGACCTCGCAGGAGCATGGAAAGCTATGCTTGTGGGCCTCAAAGGACAAACAGGCACCTTCCTACTTGGAGACCCCGACTATGCCACTCCTAGAGGGACTGTAAGCTCTTGTACACTGACTGGAAATACAGGCGGTGACTCTGCTACTGTAGTTATGACAGGAACTCTATTGGCAGGAGACTATATTCAACTAGGATCAGGTTCATCTGCTAAACTACACCAAGTCTTAGAAGACCAAGATGGTGATGGCGTACTTCAACTCTGGCCTAACTTAAGGGCAGATTATACAAGTGCTACAGTAACCTTTAATAATCCTAAAGGTGTCTTCAGACTGAGAGACAATGTGACCTCATGGTCAATCAACAATGCGAGCTTCTATGGTATTTCCTTTGAAGCAGTAGAAGCTATTACGGGGTAAACATATGGCTGATCAAAAGATATCAGAGTTAACCGCAATCACAGGTGCGAATACAGCAGACGATGACGTACTGGTTATTGTAGATACGTCTGCCTCAGAAACCAAGAAGATCACACTAGGTGAACTTGAGAATGCGTTAGCAGAACGTGACTTTAACTTTGGTGATAATGATAAGTTAACCTTCGGCGCAGGGTCTGACCTACAGATTTTTCATGACAATGATGGGTCTTCAGAAGGTTCTATTGGCTCTTATATCAAGGAGGGCGGCACTGGCGACCTACGCATTCGAGCCAGTAATTTGCAGTTACAAACGGCACTGGGTGAGCGTTATCTGACTGGTGCTGAAAACTCAGCAACTACTATTTTTTACGACAACGCAGCCAAACTCGCCACCACCTCCACAGGTATTGACGTAACTGGCACTGTCACGGCTGATGGGCTGACTGTAAACGGTGGGTATTTAACAGTAGATAATGGCTACGGGATTTCAACTGTTGGTGGTCTAAAGTACATTGCAGACAGTGATAACAATGCTCCCTCTACTGGATTAATCCATCAATTTTTAACTGATAGTTCGTCTTTAGCACTTGGTATTCAAAAGAACGGCAACGTGGGCATTGGGACGAGTTCGCCTGCTTATCAGCTTGACGTTCAAGGCGCAGGAAATAGTCGTATCAGGGTAAAGAATACTTCTGTTACTGGTGAAGCGCAATTCCACCACGATGGTAATGGCGATCTGTACATAAAGAATAGTGTGTCAGGAAGAAACCAAGTATTTTTTAATGATGGCGCAGAAGCCATGCGTATCGACAGCAGCGGTAACGTTGGCATCGGGACGAGTTCTGTTGATCGTGGGAAGCTGCATGTAAATCATTATAATAGTATTTCCGCTGGAGTGTTTAACGATGCTCACCTTGCGCTTACTTTTAATACCGCACCGTCAGACAATGATGGCTATGCTGGAATAACATACGCTACCTCTGATAGTGACAATTATGGTTGGAGTGTAGGCGCAAGAAGAACCAATAGCGGCGTTGGTGACTTTGTTTTCACGCAACATACCAATAGCGCAACTGGCTCAGAACGCATGCGCATCGACAGCAGCGGAAATGTTGGCATTGGGGTTACTCCTAGTTCTTGGAGAAGTGCTGATGTAGCATTGCAGGTGGGTGGTACTGCTGCTGAGTATGCAAACTTTGTATCTGGTGGTGGGGGTGTAACCTACGGTGCTGGCTGGTATAGGGACGGAGCTACCAACAATTTTAAATATACGTTTTCTTCTCTTGCAGCGGGTCGGTTCGATTATAACTATACTGGCTCAAATGTATTTTCTTGGCATCAAGCTGCGGCAGGGACTGCTGGAAATGATATAACGTTCTCAGAAGCCATGCGCATCGACAGCAGCGGTAACTTGCTGGTGGGGCGAACCGATACTGGTGTTTCAGTAACAACTAAGGGATTAGAGTTAAATAACTCTGGATACATCTCTGCATCTCGCACTTTGTCGGCAGGTAGTGGCTCAGTTTTATATGCTAACCGCCTGACATCAGATGGCGACATTGTGCAGTTCCGCAAAGACGGCACCACTGTGGGGAGTATTGGGGTATTATCATCAAGATTGACTATTGGTCGAGGTGGCGTTGGCTTGTTCTTTGACAATATTTCATCTGATGCTATTGAGCCACACAGCATGTCTGCCAACGCAGTTAGAACAGATGCTATTAGCCTTGGTGCAGTAGGCTCCCGCTTCAAAGACCTTCACCTCTCTGGCGGTTTACGTGGAGATACTACGTTCAAGAACAACGCTGGTACTACTGAGTACGCTAGGTTTGACAGCAGCGGTAATCTGTTGGTGGGTCAAACTACAGCATCATCTACAGACGTTGGAGTTAGCGCAAGAAGTAATGGTGTCTTAATCGCTACGGCAGATGGAAGTAACTCTGCCTTGTTTAACCGCAAAACCTCAGATGGCGACATTGCAGTATTCCGCAAAGACGGCACCACGGTGGGGAGTATTGGGTCACAGGGTGGTGATAGTTTAACTGTA